CCTGTCGTATCAACAGGTGTCATTTTGTCATGACCCAGTCCATGCATTTTGTCAATGATTTCTTGTGATCTTAATGGATGAACCCTGCGTTCCCGAGCGTGAAGTAACCCAAGATCAGCGTCATCAGGAATATCTAGAACTGCCGCAGCACATCCTTGTTTAAACAATTGTTCTAAACGAGTTTCTTTTCCATCTCCTCCTGGTGCTGCTCGTTCAAGAACATTTTTTATTTGACCAAGTAATCCACTGAACTTTGGGGGCATAGGTTTAGTATCATCACCAATATTTACCAAACATTTACCGTCACATGTAATATTCAATTTATACTTGATATTGTTTATGTCGCATGTAGGTTTATCTGATGGCGGCGGTGGTGGTCCTGGTATTGATCCATCATCGTCTAGATCTGGATTTGTTCCTGGTCCTGGTCCTGGTCCTGATACTGGTCTTGGTCCTGGTTGACTATCTTGTCCTGGTTTTGTTCCATCATTGTCTGGTCCTGGATCATCCTCATCCTCATCATCATCATCGTAAAAATCTTCATCACTATAATCGTCATCATCTGTTTGTGATCCACCATCATCGTCATCTGGTCCTGGTTTTGGTCCATCACTCTGGGTTGGAATAACTGGTGGTTGTGTATCATCACCCAGAGTTGGGATAACTGGTGGTTGTGTATTATCACCCAAAGTTGGAATAACTGGTGGTTGTGTATCATCACCCAGAGTTGGGATAACTGGTGGTTGTGTATCATCACCCAAAGTTGGGATAACTGGTTGTAATATTTTAATTGTCTGTTTTGCTGGCACGACACATGATTCATTCACACATAAAGCATTATCGTCACAGTGATCGTCGTCTTGAACACATGCTTGGGCTTTTTGTCTGTTTATCTCTCGTTGCTCTTCAGTTTCTTCCATTAATGGTTCAATTGTTTCATCTTTTTCTAGATTTTTTATTCGATCAAGGTCATACACCTCTCTTTCTCCATAAGCAGGAGCATCAGCACCACCAGTTAAATGGTATATATAGTTTTTTAGAATTTTTTTTCCCAAATTGTCATTTACACTAACATATTTTCCATTGATTGGATTTATAATTTTATTCCACATGGATTATTTTGATTACTATAATATAAAAAAATATTTTTATTTTTTATTGATAGTGAAAATTTTTAATGTAATTATTTAACACATTAAAAGTTTTTCCTATTGTTTATACCACTTCCTGAGCACATCCAACACTTTCTTTTACTAATTTGTCAAAATATGGTTCACCATCTGATGTATCTGAAAGTATGTCTCGAATATTTCCAACAATGGGTTCGAAATCATCTGGTACTAAATCTGGTGTTATATTTACCAAACATTTGTCTCCACATTTAATTTCCAATGTAATTTTTGCATTTTCCACCTTACACGGATGGTCCATTATAGCATTGACTGTCTCTTCGTGTTCTTGATTTATAGGATCTTCATTAGCAGGACCTCCAGTAGCAGGATCTTCAGTAAGATCTCCAGGATCTCCATCAGGATCTTCTTTATTTGAATCTCCAGTAGGATCTTCAGTAGGACCTCCATCAGGATTTTCAGTAGGACCTCCATCAAGATCTTCATCTTCTGGTGTTGATCCAAGTGATTGTTTTCTCACTATATTAATATCTTGTGATCCACCTTTATAACAATTTTCAAGTTCACAAAAAGCACCATGTTCACAATGTTGATTAGCAGTACATGGTTGTAGTTCGGCTTCCAATTTTTTTCTTTTCTCTTCTGCTGAAATTTTTCCTGTCGATTTTGGTTTTATTCTTTGTGTGCCACCTGATCCCAATGCGGTTTTTATTTCGTCGACGGTGTAAGATGACCCATTGGTCGGTGGCACTATGTTATTATCAACAGCATCAGAACCACCAGTTAAATGGTAGATGTAGTTCTTTAGAATTTTTTTTCCCAAATTGTCATTTACGCTGACATATTTTCCATTAATAGGATTAATTATTCGATTCCACATATATGGATTGATCTTACTATAATATAAAAAAATATTTTAAATTTGATTTTGTGAAATATATTTATTCATCAATTTTAATTCACTTCTATATTTTAAAAACATGATTGTTCTAAAATTTGGTGGAAGTTCTATTACCAAACATGGATTTGATATTATTTGCCATCAACTTTTAAAAAACCAATCACAGTCATCTGAAAAACAAGTTGTCGTTCTTTCGGCAATTTCCAATACGACAAGTCTCTTAATTAAATTCACCGAAACATTGGATTTCAAATTAATTCAACAAGTTTTACTTCAACAACAACAACTTTCAGAAGAATTGGAATTAACTGCGGTGTTGCCATCCATATCCATTAAACAATCCTTGTTGCTTGATTGTGAACGACTCAAACAAACATCTGGTTCTATTAATAGTGTCTTACTCAAATCAAAAATTATTGGATATGGTGAATATTTTTCCACTTGTTATCTATATGAATATCTTCAAAAACACTGGCACAACAAACATTCAATTAAATTAGTTGATTCTGCTGAATTCATTACGACTAAAGATCAATGTGCGTCAACAATTTTTATGAAAAGTGAGTTTCGATGTAATTCGAAAATTGTTCATGGATATTTCAAAGATTCGAGTTCAAATTCGTGTTCAATAATCATCACCCAAGGATTTGTCGCATCGGACTGTAATTCCAATCGATGTGTGTTATCGAGAGGTGGCAGTGATACAACAGCAGCTCTCATTGCGAATTCAGTGAAAGCATCTCGACTTGAAATATGGACGGATGTCAATGGTATTTATGATTCAGATCCCAATGTAATTCCCACTGCCAAAATTATTCCTCAAATAGACTATGATTTATGTCAAGAAATGGCAGCAATGGGTGCCAAAGTTCTTCATCCATATTGTATTTTGCCATGTAAAGAGAAAAACATTCCCATTATTATTCGAAATACGTATGGAGGTGCCAATGAAATCAATACAATAATTGGAAAACCAGTTGTTTCTCCAACTGGGGAACTAAGAGAAAAAAAAAGACATTTGGCATTATTGAAACAAAAACGAAATATTGTGTTTCATATTTCGTCTCTTAGTATGTGGAGTGGATTTGGATTTATGGCAGATGTTTTCAGTGTGTTTACAAAATATGGAATTAATATTAATATCATTACTACTTCTCAGTTCGAAGTTTATGCAACAACCAGTGAATATGTAGAGAAATCGGTGTTAAAATGTGTTCAAAATGAATTGAAACAACATTATACCATTCGAATTATATCGGATTGTACGCAAATTTCATTGGTTGGAAAAGATTTGCTTCAATCAGATATTTTTCAAACAACTGCCACGAAATTTATTTCAACATTTACCACAGAATACAAACGTGATATTTTCATAACACATTTAAGTTCCAACAATATGTGTTTATCATTTGTTGTGTCTCAATCGATTTCAGACGATTTTTATCAGAAATTTTACAATCAAGTGCTTCTGACAGAACAAAAACCAGAACCAGAACCAGGACAGTTTGACCATACAACAGTATCAAAATGGTGGTATTCCAAAATTCCAAAAATTCAGGCACAGCTGGAAAAATCGAACAAACGTCAATTATATCTATATAATTTACCCACTGTCCGTGAAAAATGCCGATTAATGACGACAAATCTCACACAATTTGACACATTCTTTTATGCCATGAAAGCCAATGATAATTTAAGTGTTTTGCGTGAAATTTATTACGAGGGATTTCAGTTTGAATGTGTATCACTGACTGAAGTCAAATTTATTCACACACAATTCCCAAAAGCCATTATTTTATTCACACCAAATTACTGCCATGTAGAAGAATATCGAGCAGCATTTGAAATTTCCAATTGTTTAATAGTGGTTGACAATTTGGAAGTTTTAAAAAAAAATCCAAAACTCTTTTATGGTAAATCAATTGGGCTACGTCTTGATTTGGATCAGGGAGATGGACATCATGAAAAAGTGATTACAGAGGGTAAGTTTTCAAAATTTGGTATTCCGTTGAGTGCAATTTCAGATGTTGTAAGGTTTTCGAAACAGAATCAAATTAGGATAGAGGGTCTTCATTCTCATCGTGGAAGTGGGATTGAAAAAGCATCTAATTGGACAAAAACAATTGATATTTTATGGGATATTGGATTGAATATTCCAACTTTGCGTTGGATTGATATTGGTGGTGGATTTGGAGTACAATTTACACAACAAAAATTTCAAAAGATCAATGATTATCTTGAGACAAAACGACAAACAACCAATACCAATCAAGGCCAAACAAAACGCTCAATCCCAATTCAATTTTTCGTGGAACCGGGACGATTTTTAGTCTCAGAAGCGGGTATTTTACTTTCCAAAGTGAATTTAGTGCGCAAAAAAGACAACGTAAATTTTGTAGGTGTTGAATCTGGAATGAATACATTGATGCGTCCAACATTATATGATGCTTATCATCATATAACGAATATTAGTCGTATGGAAGAGAAAAAGGATACTTGGAAACCATTTCAAATTGTTGGACCGATATGTGAATCAGGTGATATTTTAGGGAAAAATCGATTTCTTCCATCAACTACAAAAGAGAGTGATATTTTGTTAATTGAACATGGTGGTGCGTATGGTCACACAATGTCGAATCATTATAATATGCGAGAACCAGCATCAGAGGAGCTTTTTTCTGGATAATTTATAATCCCATTTAGCGATTGGCATAATTAAAATTTTCAAAATCTTGTTTGTACCATTTGTAAATTATATTTTTTGATTTCTTTGTTAAAATATTTAAATCGTTATTATTATTTTTTATAACGATTTAATTTTTTTAAAGATATATGAATTAAATAAATATGAGTGTAAATTTAATGAGATTGTTGGTATTTATATTTGTTTTTCTATAGTTTTTTCCCATAACATCATATTAATATCACCAAGAGACATATTTTCATAATGAGTTTGATTCATTGGTAAATAATAAATTGACCCAGATTCAGTAAATATTTTGAATATTCTTTGATCAACAATTTCCATACGAGTTACCTGGGTGGTTTCCCATAAATTATCGGAAAAACTATTTCGATATCCAAGAACCCTTGTTTCCACATAATCATGAGAAGATGGGCGGTAAAAATCAAAACTCCATTTATCCAATATTTTATCTGTGTAAGTGGGCTTCATGTGATCTTTAAACATTAATTCATAAATTTGCCCATCAAATGTCTGAATATCCATATGTTGACCACCAATATTCAAATATAAAACAATAATGGGTGATTTGTGAAGTTCATTGTTATGATCCATTCCAATAATGAATCGTTGACCGATTTGATTTAAATTAATTGTCCAATTTGTTAATTTCATCATTTTTATATGTTTTGATGGTTAAATTTTTCATTTATTTTTTAAGTAGTTTCTTTCACACCATTAATAATTTAATTTAAATCCATTTAAACATAATATTGGCTGACCACTTATTTATTAATGAGTGATAATAATGATCAAAATAACCAAGGTAGTTTAATTCAGTTATTAAATAATAACGGTGTTAATGATGAAATATTAGTTAATAAGCCACAAATTACATATCATAGAGTCGTTTTTCGCAAACATACAAATTTTTCAATGACACATTCTCAAATTCCATTATTATGTGGTTCATCCAAAGTCAAAAAAAAACAAAGTATTGGTGTTTTTCGTGTTCCGTGGACAGGTGATTTACTTCATAAATTATATATCACCTGTCCCTCAAAAGGAGTACAACATGTAGATAAATTGATTCAAAATATATCTTTTGCAATTGGCGGGAGAATTATTGATTTTCACACTGGTGAATGGCTTAAAATCGATAGTGAATTAAAACATAATGAATGCACGAAATTCATGGAAGGTCGTTTAAAAAACAAGCCGGATGTTTTTCATATTACCATTCCCTTTTCATTTTCAAAAAACACAGGTTTAGCATTGCCAATAATTGGTATCCAAAAAGATAAAGTCGATGTCATTGTGACTTGGGGTACCGAAATGGATGTTGGTACAGAAGTGGAATGTCAAATTTACGGACAATATGTAATGTTGGAAACAGATGAACGAAGAAGCTTCGCTCAAACGTCACATGAATATTTAATTGAGCGATGTAATTGTATTATTGATTTGCCAGTTCAATCAGAATTTGATTTGGGACACATTCATAGTTCTGTTAAAGAATTAATTTGGACAGATTCAAATTCATTAACACATGAAACCGCCACAATTTCATTTGGTGGTCAGAATATTGTAGCTCCAAAAAACAAAGAGTTTTATCAATTATTACAACCATCACATCATCATACTAATATTCCAGAAGTAAATAAAGATCCAAAAAACAAGTTGAAAATCAATAATTATTCTTTTGCGTTGACGCCTGAAAATCATCAACCAAGTGGTCATTGTAATTTTGCAGATATGAAATTAAAAAAAACATTAAAATTTAGTTCAGAAGTGAAATTAAATGCCATTTATAATTTTTCCTATGCTATTTTGAAAATTCAGAATGGAAGGGCAACAATACCATTGGAATCCCAACAAGATTATGATAAATATTATATTCCAAATCATAAACATATTAAATACATTGCCAAAAACATTGATCAAATTGCAAAGCAAATTCGAAATGGAAAAAAATTCATTCCAATTTTAACAAAAATGAATTTGAATTATGATATGCGAAAATATATTATTCACAATTTTTTGTGATGTATTTTTTTTTCGTTTTTTATCATTTGTTTCATTAATTTTTAATTAATTAATTTTTAATTAAATCTTAATTTGATTATAAAATGACTATTTTTTTAATGAAATCAGCTAAAAAATGTTGTTTCTGAATGAACGACGCAATTTGATTTTATTAATATCGACAACACAACATCATAATCTCGTTCATCTTATACAATATAATATCGCAACATTTTTTGGTTATATATTCCGGGATGAAGATGGAAATCGTATTTTGAAAGAAAAGACTTTGTTTTTATGGGGATCATTAAAAAATATTAATCGGAATTTTAAATTTCAAAGAGTAACCAGAAAATCTTTTTTCATCAACATAAAAATGTTTGAAATATTAATTGATTGGCTATATAATGTAACCATTGATACAATTTATTCTAAATATTATCGAGATAACTTAATGGAAAGATTTATTTATACATGTTATTGTGTATTTTATACAGCATGTTTTTGTGGCATTGATCGTCGAAAATTTCAATTATTGGGAATCTCTTGGTTATATTATATGGGTGTAGTGTTAGACTTGGACAAGCTGATATTGGTATGTGACAATTATTATCCAAAAGAAGAAGTGATTTCCTATTTGGCAAAGGAAAATAAATTTATGGAGTCATTACGACAAATACAACATACGAAACTTCCACCAAAGCTCCATTTTTTAATAAAATCTTTAAATAACACACAATCTAATTTTAAAAAAGAGACGTTGAATATTCTTTCAGAACAATTGGGAATTCATCCAAAACTGCAACTACATAAAATATTTAATTTTAAAAATATCTTAATTGGGTTTTTATCTTGTCCTGAAATATACAATCATAACGTTGTCGTCAAGTATAAACAAGAGGTGAGATTTTCACCTAAACAGTTACTTCCACCAAAAATAAATATTTTAATGGAGTCTTTAAATGATGAACACACTGATTTTAAAAAAGAGGTCTTGTCAACTCTTCCAAAACAATTGGAAATTTATCCAAAATTGTATAAAACATATGATTTCATAAAAGTATTGATGAATTTTATTTCTCATCCAAAAATGTATTACATCTCATCACGCCAAAATAATTATCATATACCATCAAAAATCCCACCGAAAATCAATATTTTATTAAATTCATTAAATAATACACGCACTAATTTTGACAAAAAGAAATCATCAACTTTATTTGAAAAATTGAAAATATATCCAAAACTAACTGAAAATTGTTGTAGTTGTAGTAAAAGTTTTAGAAAAATATTTGTTTATTGTTTGTCTTGTCCAGAAATGTATAAATAAAAAAATGAGAAAATGTAATTTCATTTTTTTTTGGTTTTTGTTTTATTTTAATTTAATTTATTTTGATTTATTTCGTTAATAAAAAGAATACATTAAAACATAAAAAATGAAAAAATTTAGAATAGCAATTTGTGGAAAAATGGGTGCTGGGAAATCGTATTTGGCAAAACAATTGGCCAAAAAATACAATTTAGACATTTATTCATTTGGTGAAAAATTAAAAGAGATTGCCAGAGAATTATGTGGCATGACGACAAAAGATCGAAAATTACTCCAAACACTCGCGGATAAAATGAAAGAGATTGATTATGATATTTGGGCAAAATATCTTCTCCGAAAAATCGGTAATAGCCAACATGTTGTAATTGATGATTTGCGTTTTGAAAATGAGTACAAGTTGCTCAAAGAAAATGGGTTTATTATTATTCGACTTGGTATGTCAAAAGAACTTCAGTTGGAGCGACTAAAACAAACGTATGGGGAGAATT